TGAAGCAGCTAACATCGTTGATTCATTCTTCTTCTCTCAGGACTCTGTTGGCCTTGCTGTTGGCATCGACATGAAGACTGATGTTGATTGGATTGCTGACCGTACTTCTTGGTTGTGTAACGGTATGCTGAAAGCTGGTGCTGTATCACGCGATGCTTCTGGTATCGTTAAAGTTCAATACGACAAAACTGCATAAGGAGAATTAATCATGGCTTTTGAAAGAAATGGTTTATCAAGAATTGGTGGTGCTGGTACTGGTGGCACTATGTGGATGTATAATGCTTCTGAAGCTCCTGACAATGCTGCTGGCCCAGTCCTGCAACTTGTTAGCTACTTTGATGAAGCAGCAGATGTTCTACAAAAGGGTGATCAGATCAATGTTACCCGCGAAGTAGGCACAGCTTACTTGCACATCACCTATGTTCGATCAGTTAGTGCGGCAGGCGTTGTTACTACAGCGGCTGGAACAACCATCACTGATTAAGTAGTAAAACTGAATGGGGCTGCTCCGGTGGCCCCTTTCTTTACATATAAAGGTTTTTTATGGCAAACAGTAAGCTATCGTTAATTAATAATGCTCTTATTCTTATTGGCGATGTGCCACTGACATCCCTGACTAGCGGTACTCGCGCTCAGGTTGTAGCCACTAGCCTGTATGACAATATCATTGAGAACGAACTCAGCAAGCATCGCTGGGGTTTTGCTCGTAGTATTGCACAGCTTAGTAAAGATTTAGCTGCTCCAGTAGGTGACGAGTGGCAAACTTCATATACGCTTCCTGCCGATATGCTGGTATTAATTAAACTTGATCCCAGTATCCCATACCAAATTATAAACAATAAAGTCTACTGCAATTATAGCGGTACACTTTTCTGTGATTACATCCGTAAGCCCTTCGAGGCCGATTGGCCTGCATACTTTGCCAAGATGATTGAGTATGCCTTGGCTATGGACTTTGCTCCATCTATTCGTGACAGTGCTTCTTCTATGCAGATACTAGCTAACCAATATCTAAACGCTAGTCGCATGGCTCGTTACACTGACTCACAGCAACACCCGCAAGTAGCTATCCAGGATCGCCCATTTATTAACGTGAGGTACTAATGGCTTTTGATTTTAATAACTTTAGCCGACATGGTGGTAGTACTACAGCTCCATCTTGGTGGACTTACCACACGAATGACGCATGGGATGACATTCTCCCTGATAACTATTTTGGAGAGGCGTTTGGGTCTTTGAACGTAAATGACTTTATTCTTGTAAGGTCTATTGCTAACACCTTTATGTTGCGTGTAACTGCTGTTGCTCAGGATACAGTTGCAATAGTAAGAGACACGATGACTGCTCCTAACATTGGTAGTGCAATCTTTACTGCCAGCGTTACCCAGACTGCTACCGACCCAGATACTGCCTATCAAGTTCCTTGGGATTTGGCTGTTGAGAATGGTTCAATTAAGCGTAATGTCTCAGATAACACCAAGATTGAGTTTACTGAGGCCGGTACTTATTTGGTTCAAGGCAACTTGCAGCTCAAGTCTTCTTCAGCATCCGCAAAGACGTTTTACTTTTTCCCAACTATCAATGGAGAGAGTAATTCAAAGTCGGTTCGATCAGGACTTAAAGATAATAATGTCTTAGGTACTCTTGGAGTATCTGCTGCTTTGGAATTAAATGCTGGTGATTACATTCAAGCAAACTGGGCAGTCAGTGATATTGCTGGTTGGCTAGATTCTTCTGCTGCAACTTCATTTGCTCCAAGCTCTTACGCTGCACAAATTTCTATTATAAGGGTCTAACATGCCTAAGTCGCAATTCCAACAAACCAGCTTTGCCAGTGGTGAGCTGTCACCATTACTACTAGGCCGTACCGATCTTGATCAATACTACAAGGGCGTACAACAAGGCGAAGGCGTAGTCATTGTGCCTCAAGGTGGGGTTAAGCGCAGACCTGGAACACAATTTATTGCCAGAATACTACAGGGGTTGACTCGTTATACTCCCCTACCAACCGTTGTTGCTAATGCCACAGATCCCAACAATATTAATGACGGCAATGATAATACCTACACTTTAACGCCTGATGGTTTGTCAGCTCCATTTACTATTGCCACCTATGATTTAGGTGCAAGTTTTTCTGCTCAAACATTTTTAGATGTTAGAAATTGTTCGTTATTTCAGAGCGGTGAATTACCACAAAAAACTGCAAACATTACTATTGAATGGTCTACTAATAATACTAATTGGACAGTTGCCGCTACATTTGAAATAGACAACCAAACCGAAAGAAATTTTAGATTATCTACGTCTACTTTAGTGAAAAGATACTGGCGATTGAGAACTGATCTTCCTGCTCCAAGTGGGTACAAGGTCAAAATTGCTGAGTTTGTATTTAACACTGAAATTGGCTCATCATCTCCTGTTGGCAATTACAAGTTGTTTGGCTGGGAATATGCTGCCGACAAAAGTTATTTAACTGTATTAACTAATTTAAGTTTAAGAGTTTATAGAGTTCCTCATGCAGGAAGCACTGACACCGTATATGTTGGGGATGTACCTTTGCCTTATCTTAGTGCTGACATTCCTGAAGTAAAAGTATGTCAAACTGAGGGTGTGATGTTAATGTTTCACGAAGACTATCCGCCCCAGCGTATTGTATTTGATGGACTAGACACTGTTAATTCGTTTGCTGTAGATGCAATTCCTTTTATAAATGTTCCACAGTTTGATTATAACGATAGCGTTAGCCCTGTTCCTGTTGCTGCTATTCAAACATTTCAATCAAGTGATCTTGCTACAGGCCAAAGATACAAAGTTACTGCTCAAGGTGTAACAAGCAAAGACATTACCCATGGCGGCAATGGTGACGGCGGTTCAGCAATTGGCCTTGATCGAATGGCCACTAGCGCGTTTAATTTGCAAAAAAACTTGCAAGAAATGCCTGTGTTTGGGTTTACAGGAATAACTGTAACTCCTGTTGGTGGCAGCGACATTGATTTTATTATCAATATGGCAGACGAATCTGCTGGTGATTACGATTTATTTACAGCATTTGTAACTTCAGGAAATGTTGCTGATGTAATTCCAATGTCTATTACGCAAGATGGCTCCCCAAGAACAGAAGATGTATGGTCTGCAGCTAGAGGCTATCCTAAGCAAGGGGTATTCCATGAAGGCCGTTTATGGTTAGGTGGAAGCAAGTCTAAGCCGCAGAGTATATTTGCAAGTAGAGCTGGTAACTATTACGATTTCTTTGGTGAAGAAGGCGAGGATGATGAAGGTATCTTTGTCACGATTGATTCTCGTAGTTTAACTGACATTGTTGATATTAACCCTGATCGCGGCTTGCAAGTGTTTTGTAAGGGAGCAGAGTTTTTAGTTAAAGGTCAAACACCGTCTAACATTGAAGTTGTTTCGCAGACGCAGCATGGTTCATTTAACCTAGAAGCTCAGTCGTTTGATGGGGCTACATTGTTTGTAGATAAAAATGGTAATACGCTCCGACAGTTTTTGTTTAACTTTGGTGAAGATGCTTACACTTCTGCCGACCTATCTGTACTGTCTAGCCAGTTAATTAATCAACCTGTAGCTATGGCGACATTGCCAGGAACTACTACTGAAGACGCTAACTGGGTATTCTTAGTTAATGCTGATGGTGCAGGCGCAGTTCTTAACACAATGAGAAGCCAAGATATTAATGGTTTTTCTAGGTGGACACCGCACACAGGGGCGGCAGGCAATAATTTTACAAGAGACTGTAGAATTAAAACTTGCGCTACTGCTGGTGGATATATGTATCAGATTACCTCAAGAAACACTGGCGCACAAACAGGTTCTGTAGATATTGAGGTTTGGAACTTTGATCACTTGTTGGATTCTAGCGAAAAGATAACTATTACTAATTCTGGGTTTGTGCCATTAACTCAAGGCAGCAGGCTGTTTGGCTATTCTGTTCAGGTATTAGCTGACGGAGATGTTCTAGCTAAAAGAGAGGTTACAGAATCTGGCGGCGAATATGGGATTACTATTACTTCTGGGGAGATGAACGGATTTACCAGTAGAGTCTTAGAGGTTGGATTAACCTTTGATGTAAAGGTAAAGACTATGCCTTTGAATACTAATCCTGGCACTCGTGGTGGACAGAACATTATGAAGCGCAAGAAAATTACTAACATTAACTTGCGTGTGTATCAGAGTGCTGGCATCTACATTGACGGTAATGCTGTCCCTATTAGGCAGTTTGGCGATGCACAAGATACTCCACTGAACACCCCATTTACTCCTAGAACTGGTATCATAGAGGATAAAAACGGTGGTAATGGTTGGTCTACAGAAGTAGTCCCAGAGATTACAGTGCCAGACGGTACGCCATTCCATCTGCAAGCTATCCAATATGAGGTCGAGTCTTCGTGAATGATGTTGTAACGCAAGATAGTATTTACCAGTTACAAGAAATAAT